GTAAAACGGAGATAAACCCGTAATAACTTCGGCTTTTTCCAAAGTAGATAGCAAGTCGTCCGCTTTCCATGAAAATGTGCTGTCTGGAAAATTTCCGTGCTTTTGCATTCTTGGAATTAGCATGTCGTTAACATCAAACATAATGCTCCGCTGGAATGCCAATATTAATTCCTTAAATACTCGCTCCTGTACTTCGGCGGAACCGACAAAAGATTTTTCTTCAAACATACCAGAGACACCAGTAAATGCTTTACTTATTTCTTGGTTTGCCATCGATATAGCACCTTCAAAAATAGCAACGTCCCCTTTTATGCTTTCCGTGTATTCCACTTGATCTTCGCCACCGACAACAGCATAACCAGCTCTACCCATGTCTGTCATCATGGCAATCATATTTGCTTTTTGTGCTGGATCTTCTAAATCTGTTTTAGCTATCCGCATCGGCATGCCAAATATTTCTACAAATTGCCAGAGTGCAGATTGTATATGTTTTTTGGATATCGCTTGAGGAGCTATCTTGTTAAATAATCCAAGGTCTTTATCTTCACCTATAAACACAAACCAGTCCTTATATACCCCCTCTTTGTAAGACCAATGCGAATCCCCTTTCGAATATCTAGTTAAATTCTTTTTAACTATACCGAAATCTGGCAGCACAAATTCCCTTGGAACTAATTCCATATCCTTAAACTGGCCATCTGTTATATTGTTAAGCTGTATTAAGCTAAACCCATGAAACGGGGCTTCTATTGACCAATCGATGTATTTCTGAAACCATTTACTCTCAAATAATTTCTTTGATTCTTCGTCTGGCTCACCTTTCGAGTCAATTAACCAAAAGTCCTTGGCCTTTATTTTGTTCTTTATGGTAGTGATTATGCCGCTAACGTGACCGTCTATTTCAATGTTTTTCCATATTTGAATTAGCTCTGTTCTATCTGGGTCGTCTCTTTTTTCTGCTATTCTGAGCGCGGAAGACCAATCGGAGATATCGTTTGCTGTACGCGCTCTACTTCTTTTCTCCAGCTTTTCTATTACACCAGCCGTTTTAGGTTGTCTTTTATGGTTATTCTGAACCGCCTTTGTAAACCTATGATTAATATCTTTTATCATTTAGTGTAATATTTTCTTATATTATCGGAGATCATAAGACCCAAATCGAAACAAATCTTTGGCAACCAAATCGGACTTGACGCTATAACAATAAAACCCCATCCTATATTCTTCCAGTTTAGCCAATCTAGCATGAGAAAAAATTATGATTTAATTTCTTTTCACTCCCAAATACTACTTGCTGACCTCTTGCCTCGTCGCTAAACAGAGGCAATTTAGGCGTTATGTCCCCTTTTTTAATATCGTTTAACCACTCCATAGCGTTATCCCTATTCTCTCCAATAAAGTCTGGAATCATTCTGGGGTTTATTAACCCATGCAATCTAAACAAAACAAGATCGACCATTATATCAATTATGATACTGTGCCTATTATCTTCTGGCTCGAACGGATTTGTTGCTGTTGCGCCCCATTGTTGAGCGTCTGGCATAAAACCTATAACAGTCAGATTACCGCTCAATGTGTTTTCCGTATCCGTGCCAGCTTCAATTGGTAATACCGTCGGAAATATCTTAACCTGTTCACCTATTGTTATACGTCCAATAGAATTACTCTTGCTTAATCTATCCGCCGCGCTATAATATATAGTGACCACTTCCGCGACACGCTCAAAGAATAAATCTTTTGTTTTATCCCATCCCTTTATGGTGCTATGGTTGCCAGTAAATAAATTGGTATCATATATAAAATCAGTCCCAGGCTTGATTGCTATTGATGGTTGTCTTGTTACGTATAATAAATTATTGGCTATTTGCTTAGTCCATTTTGCTGCCACAAATGATTCTGGAGATGTTACGGCAGTAATGCATTTATATATATCGTCAGATAGAACGTCATTTGCCGTAGTTTTAAAGCTAACCAAATCGTTTACGGCATACGTAGAAGCTTCGCTGTATGAAGCTTCTGAATATTGCACTAAATCATTAATATTAAATTGAGTTGATTCATTCCACGTTAATACTTCTGTGAATATTAAACTAGCATCATATCTATGACATATAGTCGAAGATATTTTTGCGATCACTCTTTTTTCCGCTTCTTGCCTTACCTGTTCTGGAGACATGGCCGTGATTTGGCCAGCTTGTTTAAGTATAACGTCTAATTGATTTTCACGTATTGCAGCGAAATAATCCTTTTTTATGAGGAAGGCCATGTCTTGCTATATCACTTGACACCCAAACACTTTTAGACTAATCGTTTCCGTGTCGGCCTTTGCTAGCACCGAGTCCCAATCCACAAAAGCATCAAATGCTGCTCCAGATTCGGATACGTTCAACTTATTATTCCAAAAGTAAATACTTCTACCAGCATCCAATTGATAGTAAGCAGTATCGCCGCTTGCTTTCTTATATGCTATTTGGCAAAAGTTAACAGTGTCTTTGTTTTCTAAATAAATGAAATTAAAATCTTTGAACGTACCAGCGGCAAACTCAGCGGCTACGGTTGCTATTCCTATTTCAGTAATCGGAACTGGAAAGGTTTGATTATATACACTAGTTACGCCTAAAAGGGACTGCTTGTTTTCGAAGTCATAAACTTCTCCATCCAGTGTTATTTTTATTGACGTGGTTACGGTAAGGGGTGCCGACATGCTTTCGTTCTATTGTAGAATACAAAATTAAACAATTACATAACAAAATTACATTAAAAATAAAACTTTATACATTTTTTATTTTTTTTACGTATAAAATAACGATAACAAAGTTCAAAACACATGCTTTATTCGTGCCTCATAATAGCACGTTCGCTCAAGCTGTTTTGCACGGATGTTATGCGCAATCTCCCAACACACGCAACGCTTTTGCAGCTTCTTCTGTTGTAGCTCCAAAACTTCCTATAGTTTTACCTACGTTTTTCATACCTTCTTTTATTTCCTCGTCTGTCATATCAGAACAATCATGTCCGAACAACATAAGGTTTTGCCTAATAGATTCTATTGCTATTTTCTCCTTCTTTTCCTCGCTCAGAAAGCGCATAACAATATGTAAAACCCACTGCTTATTCAGGAAATAATTTGCTATTCGATAAAGTGTCTTTTTCATAATCAACATGTTTTACATTAAGCGTTAGCAAACATTAAAACGTTCACTTCGTTTTGCTAACAATAGGTATAGTTAATTTTTTAACTAAGTCTATTGCATCTAATATCGCTGTTCTATAACCTGTATTTAATAATTCACTTTGAGAGTAATTTTTAGTATCTCTTAGTTCTTCAAGTTCTTTTATTAATTTATCTTTGTTCATAAATATTCTGTTTTTATTTATCCGTTAAAAATCTAACCATACCCAACACGTTAGCCACTATAAATTGGCTAAATATTCGTCAATCTTTTTTAGTTCAAATTCTTCAAAGGCTTCGTAATTATCTCCTAATATTAATTTAGAGTAGCCAATTAACAGTTCACGTTGTTGGCTAACACTAAATAAATTCAATAACTCTGTTATAGCTTTTGTCTTATTTAGCACTCCATCATACATGGTATTGTTTTCTAATATATCTTCTATTTTTTCTTCCATCGTTACTGTATTTATTATTTTCGTTAGCCACAATGGGGCGAACCTGAATTTTTAAACATTTTATTGCTTAATTCTTTTAGTCTGTCAAACTCTTGCTGAGTAAACCATCTTGTATGGTCACTTTGTAGTCTTAACAACATATCTCTTTCTTTTACTTCTTCATTTGTTAACCCACAGTGGCTAACATTATGTAAAGAATCATTATTCACTTCGTTCATATCGCTTTTTACATTAACCATTAGGCATAATAATTTTCACAAGCTTTTTTAAATCTGTTCTTTAATTTCATTCTATTTGTTTTTTGAGTTAACCTTGGTATTCAACATTTGTTCTATAGCTTTTTCGGCTCGCTTCATTTCCTCGTGTCCTTCTTCCTTTTTGATCTGCATAAGAAACCTTTTTATCTCAAGATGAAAATTCAACCTTATACCCTTAATAGTTCCTAGCGCGATATGCTGCCTTTCTGTTAGGTTAAAATATGGGCGTTTCATAATTTCCAATATTCTGTTATATGATCCAAATCTGCCAAACAAGCAATTAATCCAATCACTATTACTATCCCAAGCATGGATTTTATATTAAGGTTATTTTAAAAACTGTG